TGGCACTATGCAGGTTGCGTGGGATCGGCTTAAGGCCACTTTCAAGGCTGTTAGCATTAATATGGGCGATCAATTATTGCCGACTGTTAGAGATATTATAGATGCATTCCGGCAATGGCTTGATGAAAACGAAGATCGATTTATAAAGTTTGCTCAAGACTTATTAGAAACACTTACTGATCTTGTAGCCATAATCATAGAATGGAAAGAGGTTGTATTTGCTGCTGCCGTAGCTATCGGCAGTTTAATGATAGCGCAAAAAGTAACGACCGCTATTAAGGCAATGAGTTTGGCTTTCAAGCTAGGGGCAGGGCCGATAGGTTTGGTTATAACGGGATTGACGACCTTAGTATGGATAATAACAAAGGTCGTACAAGCATCTAAAGAATTCAAAGAAGATCAACAGGTATTATCTGAAGCTTTAAAAGGTACTGCTAAGGATGTAGATACTTATTCCGACGCGCAAGACATATTAAATAAAAAACTGAGAATAGCTAAAAAAGAATATGACAGTATTGCTGATGCTGTTGTTAATGGCGTTCGTTTGGGGGAAATGCAAAGGATTGGTAAACAGAAGCAAATCGAGCAAATAGAAAAAGAAATAAAAATAGTAGAAGAGAATAAAAAAGCGAAATTAGCGGCGGATGCAGCAATAGAATTAGCTGGCCATAGAAGAGCGGAGGCAGAGTTAAAAGCGCAAATTGCTACACAGAAAAGAATACTAGAAGAAATAGCAGCAGATGAGACAAGGGAGCAAGCGGAAAGGGATAGGGCAGCAGCAGAAAGACAAAGATTGGCAGCTTATGAAAAAGCAATGGATGTTATCCGTGAAGCTGAGATGACTGAAGAGCAGAGAATAAAAGAACATGGAGAACTATTAAAGGAACTAGGATTAACTGAAGCAGATATAATCAAGTTTTTGAGAATAACTTATGCAGAATATTATGCAGAGAAAAAAGAACTAAGAGAGAAAGACGAAAAGGAGACTGCAAAAGGAGCAGAAGAAAGAGCTGAGACAGAATCCAAATGGCGTAATTATTTATTAGGAGTATTAACAAAAGCTAATAAACAATATGGAAAACAGCAAATTAAAAAAACAAAAGAAATAGTAAAAAAAGAAAAGGGATTTGCTGGGGAAGTTTTGGATGCTTGGATGGTAACATACAATGCAATAGTAACAAAAGTTGGAGAAGTTACTAATGTAGTTTTAGATTCAATTTCTGGTATGACTGGTGCTTATTTCGGTTACCATGAATCAATATTGGCGATTGAAGATGCTAAAGCAAGAAAGTCAATAAAAATTGCTACAGACGAATATGATGCACAGCTTAAACTATTAAATGCACGTAAAAAAGCTGGTGAAGATGTAACAGATGCAAAAATAGCACTTGAAGAACAATACGAGGCCGAGGTAGAGCGTATAGATAAAGAAATAGCTGAAAAAAAATGGGAATTAGAAGTAAAGCAATTCAAAGTTGCTAAAATGATGAATATAGCTCAAGTTGTTATGAGTACTGCTGTCGGGATAGCAAAGGCTTTACCTAATTTTATATTAGCTGCTATTGTTGCTGCCTTTGGTGCTGTACAAGTCGGTTATATAGCTGCACAAAAAGCTCCGCCGAAACCAGCATTTGAAGAAGGCGGATTATTTGAAGGTAAGCCAGGAATAGATACAAATGTAGTAGCATTAACCAGCGGAGAATATGTTGTTAATAAAGATGCGACCGCAAGAAATATGGATACTTTAGAAGCAATAAATGCCGGGGAAGAAGGTGGTGGGATTACCATAATGCCAATGCCGTTAACAATACAAATTAGTGATCGAGAAGTCGGAAGTGCTTTAATAGAGTTTTTGACAGAGGAATCTGACCGCGGTAGTTATCGGATTAATCCGAAGGTGATAAGGTCGAATATATGAGCATAATTAAATATTTTTATAAGGATGGAATCGCTGGTGGTACTGTTGAAAGTTATAGTGGACAATTAAACAGTTTACCGGCTGCAAATGTACAAAGTTCTATTTTATCGCAACAGTGGAAAACGGATAGTACGTTTACAATTTTATCCGGTACGAATGATATGTTTGCTTTTAAAGATACATCAACCGAAAGCATTAGAGGTTGTTCGGTTGCTGACGGTGAGTATACCGGTGATGGATTGGCTACGGCTTTACAGGCTGCTATTAGGGCAGCCGGAGAATATACAACGCAGACGGTAAGTTATACTTCTACAAGATTTACTATCGGTAAGGCTTCATCGGCAACATCTTTAAGTTTAAATTTTGGCGATAGTCCTGATAGAACAATCGGCACTATTTTAGGATTCGATAAAGATACGGTTTATTCCGGTACTACTTCTTATTTAAGTCCGACTACTACACAAGGTTGTCAGCAGTGGATTGAGTTTTCTGCTGATGAAGGATTTTCAAGTACTGTTTGCGTTATCGATAATCATAATTTAACTAATGGGACTGTAGTTCATTTACGGATGGCAAGTACAGCGAGTTATTTTAACGGACTTTACAAAAACTTACGAGGTGATGGAGTTTTCCGGGCAACTACCAATCTTGTAACCGACCCTGAAGATTTAACTACTGCTAATTGGACAAATAGTACTAGCACTGATGCACTGAGTGATTTCTATTATGACGGTAAACGATTTACGAAAATTATAAATGTCGGAGCAAGTGCAGGTTTTAATTATCAAGCTTTAACTGATTCATGGACAACTTTAACTCCATCTTTTTCAGTAATAATCAAAAAAGGTAGTAGTGCGGGGAATGTAACGAAATTTCAGATAATAGATACTACAGATGCAGGAGCAACCGTATTTTTGTTAGTTATAGATTGGGATAATTATCCTAATGCCCCTGGCACACCAAATAACGGAATAGTGCATGGTTATAAATGGATTGATTCTGAGACATTAGAATTACGAGCTATTTGCGATACAATAGATGATTTAGATGATGATTTGGAAATACGATGCTATGGTAGCAGTAATGCAACTGCCGATGAATATACCTACTGGACAGCCGCACAAGCAGAAGACCTTCCCTATCCCACGCCCTACGTAAATGGCTCCCGTGCTATAACGCATCCTGATGAAACATTTGAGATGCCAAGCCAATTCACTATTGATATGATTGTTAAGTCGTGGTTTACATATGATACAGAGATAGGTCATAGATATATAGATTGGTATATTTCAGGCACGCAATTTTGTTATTTTCGTTATTTTCCGGCTGCTGATAGTATACGATTTTATTGGAGAGATGGAGGATCGGCAAGAAATTTAACATCGCAACGATTTGATGATGGCGATACTTACGTTGATTTAAATCAACGTATAAGAATAATAGCAAGTATTGATTTAACTACTGGCACAACAGCTGGTTCAAGGTTTATTGTTATTCCATTAGAAAGCGGAGCAATAAGCGAGGATATAGCTTGGGATGGAGTAAGCGATGTGCTTTCATCTACTTTTCCTACGTTAAGTATTGGACATGAAAATGATGGTAGCCAAGCCGATAGCCAATTTGAATACATCAGAATATACGCCGGTACTCTAATCGGTACGGTAGCTGACAGCGATGATGCGGATGCGCTGCTGGCTGATATGACTTTAAAGTTAGATTTGTCATATCGGAATACTGAGTATATGCGCTCATGCGAAACTTCTACTGTAAGTAATTTTTATACTCAGGATATAACAATTGATAATGACCGAGAAACGACTTTATTAACTTCAACCCAGATGGCTAAAGCGGTACAGTTAAGCTGGTTTGATAGAGGAACTGCTTATACAGAGATTGGTAAAATATGGTTAGGCGAAGGATTTACACCGACATATCAGGCAACTAATACAATATCATTCAGAAATAAAAAACTTGATCATAGATCGACTGTATTTATAAGTCAGGCAGGAGCTTCGTTTTTCGATAAGAAAGATCGGCTACTAGAGTATACAATACCAACTCCGCCGTTAGATCAATATTATGATAGTGCAACTAAAATCGGCTTTGAGAATATGCTGGATGACATAGGAAATGATGAGCCATTTTATATTTCGCTCGATCATAATATATCAACCAGTACAGTTTATGTTTATTTATTAGGCGATCCGATTTTTAAAAGGTTAAAAAATACTACCATATTTAATTTGGGAGATTTAAAATTTAGGCAACAGAAATGAGCATAACGACTTTTGCAGAACTAATAACTACTCCTGGAACTAAGAAAGAATTCTTAGTAGAGATTCAACCTTCACAAAAAATAACAGGTTGGGTTTTATATTCCGGTAGTATTTATAGATATGAAGTCGGAACAATACATATTCAATCGGTTGCTGAGGATGGATCGGATTTAACAGAAAAAACATCTACCGAAGCTATGACTGCTGCATCCTGGTATTATGATGGAACATATTTGTATGTACAGTCATCATCCGGTACACCTTATCAGAATATAATGGTTGCAAAATACAAACTTTATTATGGCACCGAAGGCAAGGCTTTTAATAATTATTATTATCAACCTTTTGTAGCTAGTATTCCTAAAATAATACAAAGCAAGCCAGAGCTATATTGGGGTGTATCGATTGTCAGTAACGGAGCGATTCAACTTTATAATGATAACGGACATTTCGACAATATCTTTGAAAGTTATGCTTGGGAAAATGCAGAGATAGCGGTGTTAGCTGGTGGTGAAGATTTGGCATATACTCAATATGCCACTATGTTTTCAGGCAAGATCACTAAAAAGTCGATGGTTACTGGCAAAATAGCATTTGATTTTGAAGATCGGAAAATTGAGTTAGAAAGTACCTTGCCGCTAAATAGATTTACCACTGCTATTTATCCGAATTTAGATTCTGAAGATGTTGGAAAGCCGATACCTTATTTGTGGGGTACGTGTTATCGAGTACCGATTATTTGCACAAATCGGGGAGAATCAACCAGCACTTTTAATTTTAAAATATGCGATACTTCTACGCACTCGATTAATGCAATATCAACAGTTTATGTTAATGACAAATCAGTAACGCAGACATCTACCAGTATTTCAGCGGCAACCTTTAATCTTAATTCAAGTATTTATACATCAGGCGATGAAGTAACCGGAGATATTATCGGCTATATGAGTGGCACTGTTATTTCAAATCCTATTGATATTAATGAAGAGATCGGCATTCTATTAGGTGTTGCCGATAGTGCCTGGAATACATCTACCAGGAGTACAGCCAGAGCAGAAGCGGAATCGAATAGCGCAGATATTGGATTATTTATCGGTGAGTATATATCCGGACTGGAAGCAATCGCTCTGATAATGAAAGCCATTATGGGTAATTTCTATACCAATAATGAAGGCGAATATGCGGTGTCGGTTTGGGATGTAGATATACCGAGTGATCCTGATTCTATCAGTGATATTGAGATCAAGAATTTAAAA